CTCACGATCGGCCGGTCGCGTCGATTCTGGCCGATGATGCCCACCAAGGCCTGGACGTAGCCACCGGCTCCGCGCTGGGAGGCGAGGCTGCCGCGGCTCACGTACAGCCGCCAGACGCCATCGGTACCGAGCCGCACGTCATAATCGTGGCTGTCGTGGGTGAGGATCTCTGCGGCGGCCTGCTCGACTGTGAGGCCGCGCCCGATGACCGTGCCGGTATTCCGGTTATAAACTGTGAAGCCCTGCATTTCCGTTCTCCGCTGTTTCTGAATTTCGATATTCCGAATATAGAAACGTCGCGCGGGAAGCGCAAGGAAATTCGCACGGGAAATTATCACGAAATGTTACATGATGGGCAAACGAGCTAGCAGCGGCCGGCCGCCGCATAGGCCGTCAACCTACCGGCCGGAGTATTGTGAGCGCGCGACGGAATACCTGGCCAAAGGACATTCATTGACCGCGTTCGCCGGGAATATCGGCGTTGTCCTCGCGTCCGTCTCGAACTGGATGGAACGGTATCCCGACTTCAAAACGGCAGTGCATATCGGATTGCAGAAGGGCGCGGAAACCTGGGAAAACCTATTGCTCAACACCGCGGTCAAAAACCGCGGCAACGTCGCCGCTGCGATCTTTGGCCTCAAAAATCGCGGTGCTACCGAATGGCGTGACCGCGTTGAATACCAGGGCGGCATATCTCTCGAATTGACTGACGCTCGGAAGAAACTCGTTGAGCAGGTAGCCGCAGTCGAACGCGGCGCAAAGCAGATCGAACTCAAGCCTGAACCATCAAGCGATCAAGCCAAGCCGGAATGAAGCCTCAATAGAGCGGCCTTTCTCGCGACATAAAAAAAGCTTTATGTGACAATGCGTTGGACGACGCTTGTCCCTATTCCGAGCCGCCTGCCGATAGCAACAATGCCCATCCCGTCGGCGCGCAGCTTGAGCACTTGAGCCTCGATGGTTGGCGATGCAGGTCGGCGGCCGAGCTTGACGCCTTTGGCGCGGGCCCGCGCGAGGCCCGATTGGACTCGTTCCCGGATCATGCCGCGCTCGAATTCTGCAAATACGCCAAGCATTTGGAACATGGCACGCCCGGCTGGCGTGCTCGTGTCAATCGCCTGTTGATGCAGGTAGAGGTCACGTCCGGCGGCATGAAGCTCGCCGAGGAAGCCGATCAAGTCTTGAAGGCTCCGGCCAAGCCGATCCACCGACCAGGCGGCAACGATGTCGAATGCGCCGGCAGTGGCGTCCCGTAGGAGCCGATCGAATGCCGGTCGGCGGTCCCGTCCTTTGGCACCGCTTATGCCGGCATCTTCATAAATATCAATGACTTGCCAGCCTCTTTGCTCGGCGACACGCTCCAATTCGAGGCGCTGGTTCTCGGTTGACTGGCCTGCGGTTGAGACCCGGAGGTAGATGGCGACGCGGCGCATTGGATGGCTCCTATACTGTACGGCAAACACATGGTTTCAGTATGGGCCGTTCGGCTGGAATTGTCCAATGTTTTCAATACCTCTCCGCTCGAAATGCAGATAGGTTTTCCGTATGGCCTCTGATCGCTGCGAGCATTGCGGCGCGAACCTCGCCCTGGTCGGCCGGATGCATCGGTGCATCGGCACGCTGGCGGGAGCGCAGCCGCTTGCGTCAGCGCCAAAGCCTGAACCTATGCCGGCCTCGAAACCTATTGAGCCGGCCGAACCTGTAACGGAAAAGCCGCCAGTAACGGTAACGAAAAAGCCAAAGCCTGTAACGGAAAAGCCTGTAACGCAAATTCCCGACTTATCGTTACAGCCTAAGCCGGAATTATCGTTACGTCCAAAGCGCCGCGGCCGGCCCTCCACTGGCCAGGCCATGTCCAGCGCTGAGCGTGTCCGCCGGTTCCGCGAGCGTCGCCGGCAGGCGGCTCCCGCTCCGGCCGTCTAGCATTCGAGGCCACCCGATCAATGAGGCAATTCGGAACCGTCAAATTCTTCCGCCGCGCTGGCGACCGCTACGGCTTCATCGTGCCCGACGACGGCGGACGGGACGTGTTCGTTCATGCGGCGGACCTGCGCGTGGCCGGGCTTGGCGAACTCGCCAAAGGCCAGCGGGTGTCATTCGAGGTGGCCGCGGCCAAGAACGGCAAGGGTCCGAAGGCTATCGCCGTGACCGTCGAGGACTAGGGCCGCGCGGCCATGCTCGCCGACCTGCACATATCCGACCTGGCGGCGATGCCGCCGAACAAACGCAACGCGGCGATCCGCAAGCTCACGGAGCAGCAGGCGGATCAGCTCTTGCACGACTGGTCCTTCATCGGCCGCCCGGATCAGATCGCGCCTGCAGGCGACTGGCGGACCTGGTTGTACCTCGCCGGTCGCGGTGCCGGGAAGACGCGCTCGGGTGCCGAGTGGGTGCGGCAGAAGGTCAAAGATGGCAACAAGCGCATCGGGCTGATCGCGCCGACTGCGGCAGATGCTCGGGACGTGATGGTTGAGGGCACGTCGGGCATTCTCGCCTGCGCCTGGGCGCGCGACGAAGACGTGTCGGGCAACCACATGGGCCGGCCGATCTACGAGCCGTCCAAGCGCCGGCTCACATGGGCGAACGGCGCGCAAGCCGCCTTGTTCTCGGCGGAAGAGCCGGAGCGTCTTCGCGGCCCTCAAGTGTATGCCTTGTGGTGCGACGAATTGGCCGCGTGGCCGAATGCGCAGGAAGTCTGGGACATGGCCATGTTCGGGTTGCGTCTCGGCAACAACCCGCAAGCTGTTGTGACGACGACGCCGCGGGCGATCCCGCTGATCCGCAAGCTGATAAAGTCGGATACGACGATGGTTACGCGGGCTTCGACTTACGCAAACCGCGCCAACCTTGCCGATCAGTTTTTCACGGCGATCATTACGAAATACGAAGGCACGCGGCTTGGGCGGCAGGAGCTTGACGGCGAGCTGATCGAGGAGGTTGACGGCGCGCTTTGGAGCATTGCGATGCTTGAGCAGGCGCGGGTTGAGGCTGCGCCGGAACTGCGGCGGGTTGTGGTTGCGATCGATCCGGCCGTGAGCAGCAAGGCAGAGTCGAACCTGACGGGCATCATCGTTGCTGGCCTCGGTGTTGACGGTCGCGGCTATGTCCTCGCCGACCTGAGCGGGCGGTATTCGCCGGACGGCTGGGCCCGCAAGGCCATTGGCGCGTTCGACACGTACAAGGCTGATCGGATCGTTGCTGAGGGCAACCAGGGCGGCGAGATGGTGCGGCACACCATCCAGTCGGCGCGGCCGAACATGCCGGTTCGGATCGTGCATGCGAGCCGCGGGAAGATGGCGAGGGCGGAGCCGATCGCGGCGCTTTACGAGCAGGGCAAGGTGCGGCACGTCGGGCGGTTCGGCGATCTTGAGGACCAGCTTGCGACTTGGGAACCGCTTGGCAACCTGCCGTCGCCGGATCGGCTTGACGCGATGGTATGGGCCTTGACTTCGCTGATGATCTCGCCGGTTCGGCTGCCGGCATTCGGTGTTTATCGGAACCACTGATGGCTGATGCACCGGACGATCCGAGCGCCATGTCGGGCGACTACAAGGCCATGTCCGACTATTGGACCATGGTGGAGGCCATATTGTGCGGCGCGCCTGGGATGCGAAGCACGGGTGCGCAGGCATACACGTACAGCGTGCCTGGCCCGCGCGAGGCGGTAGGGCAACTGGCGCAATTGCAGTTTGCCGACTTCGTGCCGCAGTCGCCGTATCTGCCGAAGTTCCCGAACGAGGATGGTGCGGACTATGATCGGCGCAGGCGGTATGCGCCATTGACGAACATCTATGCAGACATTTCGTCGAATTTGGCGGCGAAGCCGTTTGCGAAGACGCTTGAGCTTGAGGAAGGCTCGCCGGCCGATCTTGAGAAGCTTGCCGAGAACATCGACGGACAGGGCAACAGCCTGCATGTGTTCGGGCGGGCGCTGTTCAAGTCGGCGCTCGACAAGGGCATCGACTGGGTTCTGATCGACTACACGCGGGTGCCGCCTGGCGCGACGCTGGCGGACGAGCGCGGGATGGGTGCGCGGCCGTATTGGGTGCATGTGGAGGCTGAGCGGTTGCTGGCGGTGTATTCGGAGTTCCTGAACGGGCAGGAGGTGATCTTCCATGCCCGCATTCATGAGCCTGCGGTGGAATTGGTCGGCTATGCGGAGGTGGCGATCGACCGGGTGCGGGTGTTTCGTCGCGAGCGACTGGTGAACGATGTTAGGCAGACGGTCGGCTTTGGGCCTCCGGTTTGGGAATTGTGGGAGAGCATTTCGGACGAGCGGGCGAACACGACGGTTTGGCAGCAGATTGACGGCGGGCCGGTGACGGTGGGCGTGATCCCGCTGGTGCCGTTCATGACCGGCAAGCGGCGCGGGAACTCGTGGCGTGTCGAGCCGCCGTTGCGCGACCTGGCGTATTTGCAGGTTGAGGAGTTCCAGCAGGAGTCGAACCTCAAGAACGTGAAGGAGTTGGCCGGGTTTCCGATGCTGGCCGGGAATGGCGTGATGCCGCCGGAGGACGAGGGCGGGCGGCGAATTATCGTGCCGGTAGGTCCGAAGACGGTGCTGTTTGCGCCGCCGAGCAATGAGGGCAGGGGCCATGGCGAGTGGGCGTTCTGCGAGCCCGCGGCTTCGTCGATGACGTTTTTGCAGGCTGATCTTGAGAAATTGCGCACGGAAATGCGCGATCTTGGGATGCAGCCTTTGACGACGGCGAACTTGACGGTGATCACGACGGCGAATGTGTCGATGAAGGCGCATTCGGCGGTGCAGGCTTGGGCCTTGGGCTTCAAGGATGCGCTTGAGCAGGCGTGGATCATCACCTGCAAGTGGCTTGGGCGGAACGAGAGTCCGGTTGTGAAGGTGCATACGGACTTTGCGGTTGACTTCGAGGCCGGGTCTGAGTTGGACGCGCTGCTGAAGGCTGAGGCGCAAGCGATCTTGTCGAAGCGCACGGTTCAGGATGAGTTCAAGCGCAGAGGCGTGCTGTCGGACGACTTCGATGCGGCCGAGGAGGAGCAGCGGCTTGCGGAGGAGCAGCAGGGACTTGCGCCCGAGCAGGCGATCGACCCGCGGACCGGGATGCCGGTGAATATGCCGCCCGTTGCGCAGCAGCAGATGCCGCCGCAACAGCAGCCGCCGTCTCAGGTTCCTCCGCAGCAGGTTCAACGCTCGGTCAACTGATGTACGACTGCGGGCATGACTTTACGCGGATGACGTATGTCGAGTTTGCCGACGCGCTGCGGCTGCTTGAGCCGGACATTTCCTGGGCCGAAGTCGATGAGGAATGGCTGGTGTTCGTGTTTGCGCGCGCGGCCTATGAGCTGAAACAGCATCTGCACTGAGCCTGCAAGGTGGGTTCCGGGGACAATTTAATGGCCACCGGCATGGCGCGTGGCGCGGCCCGGCGCGGCAAGCGGATTGCGTTCGGCGATGGCCTCCGCATCAAGTGGGATCACCTGTCGGAGCCGATCTTCCGCGGCAACCCGAACGTCGCGCCTCAGGGCAGCGAGGGCTCGCGCGGGCTCGAATGGATTCACTACTGCCGCGGGCATCGCA